GTATACATCAGGTATTGTTTTAGATCGTTTTAACATTAATGCTGGTGGTCAAGGAACTGTAATGCAATTAGGCTTAGAATCAGATATTAATGGAAACCCAGTTTCAATTCAGAAAATAGACGTAGCAATTAAGCAAGGAAAGACTCTAGTCTAAGGACACAACATGGCAAACTATACAAAAGCAACTAACTTTACAGCTAAAGACGGACTACCTACTGGTAACTCAGGTAAGATTGTTAAAGGCACAGAGATTGATACTGAGTTAACTGCGGTGGCTTCTGCTATTTCATCTAAAGCAGATTTAAATAGCCCTGCACTAACAGGAACCCCTACTGCTCCTACAGCTTCTTCAGGTACGAACACAACTCAGTTAGCAACCACAGCGTTTGTATTAGCTAATGCAATTCCTAGTGGATTAATATCCATGTGGTCAGGTACGATTGCTAGTATCCCTTCAGGATGGGTATTATGTAACGGCTCTAACAGCACTCCTGATCTGCGTAACAGATTTATCATTGGCGCTCACAGCGATACTGCTAGTGTAGCATACTCCACAGTTACTGGAAGCAACACACAAACTGGCGGTACTAAAGATGCTGGTGTTGTAAGCCATACCCATACTGCTACATCGGTTGTGACAGACCCCGGACACAATCATACATTAAATAAATACTATGCTGGTACTGGTGGTGATTCTCCTTATCTAAACGGATTTAATCAAGCTACTCCTGTAACTACTTCTGATCCTACTGGGACAAGTTTTACCAGTATTACTGTAGCAACAACTAATGCTTCTACTGGGTCAAGCGGTACAGACCAGAACTTGCCTCCATACTACGCATTAGCGTTTATTATGAAAACCTGATGCAGAAGATTCCAGTCGTTATTAGACCGGATTATAAGTTTTATATAGAAGAGTTCCAAGGTCTACCGTTCATGCACTGCGATGTGCATAATTGGAGTCCAGCAGTGTTTAAAGCATTAAAGAAAGATTGGAATACATTTACGGAACTACACGGTGGTCCGTTATATTGCTGCAAAGAATATGAGACAACCGGTTATTTGAAGTTTATTGCAGCGTTAGGTTTTAAACTGTTTTCACAAGAAGTTAGTTTAAAAGGTAACATAATATATATTTATTATTGGAGTGATTAATCATGGGTAGTAGCATAGCGTCATTCGCAGGTCCGGTTCTAAGCGTCGCCGGAGGGCTGATTAGTGGCAGCAAAGGAGCAGACGCTGCTAAAGGACAAGCAGAGGCTTTACGAGCTGCAGGACTGCGTGCGTCCCAGATGGCTTCGTTTCGTCCTATCGGATTAACGACAGGCTTTGGAAGTTCTCGCTTTAAAGTAAACGAACTTGGACAAGTTGAAGAAGCTGGTTATGAATTAACTCCGGAACTTCAAGCTATACGTGATCGTTTATTAACCAGTGCTGGTGGTTACGATCCTACTCAATTAGGAATGGCAGCACAGCCTATTATGGGTGGCGCAGCTTCATTATTTAATCTAGGTCAACAATACCTAGCACAATCACCACAAGAAGCAGCACAGCAATATGTTAGACAACAGCAAGCATTATTGGCACCAAGCAGAGAAGCTCAGTTGGCTGGCGTGCGTAGTAGTTTATTTGCTCGTGGTCGTGGCGGTTTAGGTGTTCAAGCAGGTACAGGAGGCGCTCCAACATCTCCTGAACTACAAGCATACTACAATGCCCTAGGACGACAAGATTTAGAATTAGCTGCTCGTGGACAAGAACAAGGAATGGCACAGACACGATTTGGCGCTGGTCTATTTGGTACTGGTGGAGAACTATTAGGTCAAGTACCTCGTCTAACGTCTGCTGGCTACGGTCCTCTAGAGACACAACTTGGTTTAGCAAGAACAGTAGAAGGACTAGGACAACAGCCATTTGCAATGAGTCAAGAATTAGCTCGTCTACAGGCGGGTGCAGGGGCATCCGCAGGTAATCTGTATTTACAACCACAGAAAGCTGCGGCAGATGCTTATGCTCAATACCAAGGCTACAGTCCATTAGGAACAGCCTTGAGTGGTTTAGGAGGCTCCATGAGTGGCGGTGGTGGGTTTGGTGGTTTATCTGCTGATATGGGTATTGGTGGTTCTGGTTTAAATCCTTATAATCGTTACGGTAGTGGGTTATTTGATTGGGGTAGAGCGCCAACAGGGTCTACTGGTTTTGAATCGTGGGAAAGTCCCTACATTTAGTAAAAGGAATTAACATGGCTGACATCGTAAATAGTTTATTTGGTATTGATCCTGCTGCATTACAACAGCAACGACAAGTCTTAGACTCTAATCAAGCATTTAGATTTGCACAGTTAGATCCGCTACAGCGAGCTAACATGGCAATCTATCAAGGCAGTGCTGGTATCGGTCGAGGAGTTAATCAGTTACTTGGTGGTGATGCGGAAATGAATCGTGCTACTCAAGTACGCAAGTTAGCATCACAGTTTGATATGACAAGCGTTGAAGGTTTAGACCAGTTTGCTAAAGCAGTGTCTCCGTTTGCTCCTGATGTGGCTCAAGTTGCTGTACAAAGAGCCAATCAACTCCGAACAAGCGCAAGTCAATTACAAACAGGTGAATTAACCAGACAAAAGACACAGATGGATATTACATCCTCAGAACGTAAAATTGCTCAAGACGAAAAACTTCGTGTTGCATTAGCGGCATTACCGCCCAACGCAACTGAAGAACAGTATCTAGCTGTATTTAGACAGTTTGGTTCTCCTGATCAACAATCTCGTGTTATTCAAGCATCGATTGATCGTAAAGCTGCACTTGCTGCAAAAACATCTGCTGAAGGTGATATTGGCACGGCTGGTGCTGTAGGAAAAACAGGAGCATATCGTGACATTGCTGGAACTGTTTATGGTCCTACAGAAATGAAAACAATACGACAAGAGTTCAAAGGCTCTCAGGATTTATTAGATACTTTAAATCAAATAACCCCACAGGATGTTAAAAACTCAGAATCCTTTGTTGACTGGACTACTAAGTCTAGCGAAGTTAAATCTTTAGCTACAAAGAAAACACTCACTGGTCAGTCTAAAATTGCATTATCTCAACTTATGCAGCAGATTGAAAGCCTACCTCCCGGTTCTGCTTCCGATGCTGATATGAGAGCAGCCATGAAGAACTTCCCCGGATATAGCGATCCTGATGCCTTAGCTGCTTGGATTAACGATACAAAAGCTCGTTTACAACGTACAGTTCGTAGAACTTCAGATCAATTTGGATTTAAACCAACAATTACATCCTCTGGTAATATTGACCTTAAAGCCAAACCCGCTGCAGCCGGAGTTTCTACGTCTGATATGGATTTAATTACGAAATATTCTACCCCAACACGATAAGGTTTAGAATGGCTACTTATGAACAAGTAATGACAGCCCTGCGTAATGCAGATGCTGCCGGTAATGTTGAGGACGCTAGAAGGCTTGCTCAGATTGCTAGGTCTTTACAGACAGCACCAGCGGCACAGCCAGTTGCACGTCCTACACAGACGGAGTACACTCCTGAGCAAATGGCTCCTGCAACTCCTGAAGATGTAGGCTATAGCGGTGAAGTTCCCTCAGAAACAGCTCGTCGTGTTGAGCAAATGGTTGGTGCTGGTTCTCCAATTGCACGTTTTGCTAAAGGAGCTATTGTTGATCCGTTATTAGGAATAAACCAGTTATTAGCCGAGACAGGTGTATTTGGTGAAAAGGTCAAGAAAGGTGCTACTGCAGTAGTTCAACAATACGAGAAAGCTACACAAGAAGGAAGAGCAAGGCAAGGAAGCGAAGGATTTGACTTTGTTCAACTAGGAGGTGCTGTCCTTAGTCCTGTAAACCGTTTAGCACCTGTCCCAGTTGCGCCAACTGCTATAGGTCGTATTAAAGAAGGCGCTGCTGTTGGTACATTATTTGGGGGTATTCAACCTGTTACGGATGCTGAAAACTATCTTGAAGAGAAGTTTAAACAACTTGGAACAGGCGCATTCTTTGGCGGTCTAATCTCAGGAGGTGTAGAGACATCTGGTAAAATAAGTAAAGTCTTAAAAGATTTATATAAGCCTTTAACTGAGACAGGAAGACTTGAAGTTCTTCGTGACTATTTAAAAGGATTAACAAAAGATAAACAAGCTGAAATTGTAGCTTCGCTAAAAGGAGCTGAAGAGATTATACAAGGAGTTACACCTAAACAATCTTTACAATTAGGTGTACCTGCACGTCCTGCATCGTTACCAACGGCAGTTCAAGCAGTAGCTGAGATTCCTGAAGCAACCGCTTTAGCTGCATATCAACGTAGTCTTGAGCGTGTTCCTCAGCGTGGTATTTCGGCTCAGTTTGCTGGAAGAGAAGCTGAACAAGAAGCTGCTCGTTTAGCTGAGCTTCGTACCCTAGGAGGCGATGAAGCGTCTATAGCCGCTGCTAGAACACAGCGTGAAGCCATGACAACTCCCTTGCGTGAAGAAGCCTTATCCCAAGCAAACATTGCTGGACAGATTGCTCCTCGCTTAGAAGCAGAGATTGCTAGTAAATATCAAAGCAAAGGACAAGCACTACGGGCTGCTGGAATGTTAGAAACAGAAGGTGCTCAACAACAAGCATTATCTCGTCAATTCTTCCCAGTTCCGGGCTTTCCTCGTGTTTCTCCTGAGTTTAGTCAAAACTACCAGCGTATTGTTGGTAACTTAGAAGGCGCTCAAACAGCAAGAAATACTGCTGCACAGCGTCAAGCAGAAAAAGAGTTTAAACAATTTCAGTTACAAAGTTTATCTGACAATGGATTCTTTCCGTTGCGTACCACAGATATTTCAAATCAAATTGATACTTTATTGACAAGCCCCGGTGAAGCAAGGACTTCTGATTTGATTCGTCGTTCTTTAAGCGAAATCCGTGATGAATTACAGCTATTCAGTAACCAAGACGGTATTATTAACTCTGCTGATCTTTACGGTATTCGTAAGAATCTCGGTAATATCTTGCGTAAGAATGCCGGTGAAACAGGTACTTTTGATGAGAAACTATTAAGCAGATATAGCACAAACCTAAAGAGCTATATTGATAATGCTATTAATAAATCAATTGGAGCTACTAAAGAATCTCCCGGTAGCTGGACTCGTTATTTAAAGACATACGAACAGGCTTCGACAAAGATTAATCAAATGGAGATTGGTCAAGCATTGGAGCAGAAACTAGGAACATCGCTAGGCGATAAAGAAAGAGCTGGTGTATTCGCTAACGCTGTTCAGAATGCAGCACAGACCATTAAGACTTCTACCGGTCAGGCTCGTTTCCAAAAGTTAGAACAGGTATTAACTAAAGATCAAGTTGCATCTGTTAATAAAGTTCTTGCCGATGTTCAGCGAGATGCAAAAGCACAGGCATTAGCAGCTAAGTCTAATGTTGAAACACTTGAAAGTGGTGCAGAATTACCTAATCTGTTAAATCGTGCTGCTTTGATTACAAACGTAGTTTTAAAAGCATTGAAGAAAGACGCTAATGAGGATATTAATCGTATTGCTGCTGAAATGATGCTTGATCCTCGTAAATTAGCTGCCTTTATTGAAGGTGTTCCACAGAAACAAGCAAAACAGATTGTGTCAGCATTTATGTCTCGCTTAACTCCTGAGATGCGTGATGAGTTTAATCGCTTCATGATTATTAGAGCAGCCACAGAAGCCTCTACACAACCACAAGAATAAGAACATGAGCCATGTCCGACCAATTTGGTTTTATCGAAGGAGCAAAATCCGTAACTAGTAGTATGGATGCTAGTCGAGAGGCTAGTAAATCCATTACCAAGAGCATTACCGATGTACAGAAGGACGCTGGCGCAGCAGCACAGCAAAAAGACCTAGAGCGTAAGAGACATATACGAGAAACACAGGTCTTTAAAGAGCAGTACTTTAAGAGAGCATTGATGGAATGGCAACGTCAAGAAGACATTCGCATTGAGGAAGCAAAAGTAAAAGCTGATTTTATCAAACGGCATGGAATTAAACGCTGGGGTGAAATCGAATCCGTTAAACAAAAGATAGAGAAACAAGACAATGAACTTACTAGAGAGTTTAAAGAAGATTTGGCAAAGAGTCGTAGAGCAATGTTCATGTGCTATGCAGTGGCTGCGGTCATTGCTTGGTATTTAACTTGGGGGTATAAACAATGATTCCATTAATGGCGCTAGTAGACGTTGGGATGAAAGTCCTAGATAAGTTCATTCCTGATCCAGAAGCTAAGGCAAAGGCTCAGAAAGAGTTGCTACAGATGCAACAAGAAGGCAGACTCGCTGAGTTAAACGCTGATATAAATGAGCAGAACAATATCTCTGATCGTTGGAAAGCTGATCTTGCTAGTGATTCTTGGTTGTCTAAGAATATACGACCTATGTCTTTAGTGGCTATCTTTGTAGGATACTTCTTATTTGCCATGATGTCAGCATTTGGCTACGATGCTAAAGAGTCCTATGTCAATCTACTAGGTCAGTGGGGTATGCTTATTATGAGTGCATACTTTGGTGGTCGTACTCTAGAGAAGATTATGGATATGAAAGCGAAGAAAGATGAACCTAAGCAATAACTTTACCTTAGAAGAGTTAACTCACTCTGAAGTAGCAGAGCGTAAGAACCTAGATAATACCCCTAACGCCAGTGAGGTTGCTAATCTAACTCGATTGGCAGCCTTGCTTGAGCAAGTTAG